TACAAACACACACCTGATGGTTTGCCGTTTTCCTTAATTGATTCGGGTGCCCGTGTCCTACAGTTGAGTTCGGCTCGATATCATGCATGATCGTCGTAATGAAGCCTACATGGGCAACAGCCTCATCAAAAAGGCTGGTGTCACGCATAACTTTACTCCAGATCAACTCCTCGAGCTGAAGAAGTGTGCTGAAGATGTAGTATATTTTACCGAAAATTACTGCAAGATCATCACTGTTGATCAGGGAATGCAGCTATTCAAGGTATTTGATTACCAGAAGAAGATGTTGAATTCCTTCACTGATCATCGTTTCAACATCTGCCTATTGCCCCGACAAATGGGGAAATGTGTCCATGGAGATACCATGATTGAGGTGCGCCACCGACCGTCTGACGCAGCTACCAGAATGTCAGTATCAAATTTCCATGATCATTTTACTCAACCTATTTTACCTCTCGATCCCAAGTTCATCGAATCATTTGAGGTATCGGAATGGGAAGTGATGACGGATACCGGATGGGAAGAAATTACCCATTCTCATAAGACCATACCGTATCAAATATATACCGTTGTTACTTGTAGGGGTAAACACCTCTCTTGTGCAGATGATCATATTCTTTTTAGAGCTGATTATACCGAGATATTTGTTCGAGACTTGGTTATAGGAGATGAAGTCAGAACCACAGATGGTGTCGAGGTTATCAAGGATATTTTGATCGGATATACTTTCGAGAATATGTACGACTTGAGTGTAAACTCAGATAATCACCGATATTACACGAACGGATTTCTATCCCACAACTCTACCGTTGTTGCAGCATTCATTCTTCACTATGCCCTGTTCAATCCGGAAAAGACCGCTGCCGTCCTGGCAAACAAGGCGGTTACTTCTCGTGAGATCCTATCCCGGATCCAACGTATGTATGAGAATCTTCCGTGGTGGCTCCAGATGGGGGTCAAGGAATGGAATAAGGGATCCGCACTCTTTGGAAACGATAGCAAGATTCTATCCGCCGCCACTTCCTCATCATCCATTCGGGGACAATCTATCAACTGTGTCGTAGGGTCTACCCCTGTTACGGTCAGGTCAAGGGATGGACAAGTTGTGAACCTACCCATCAAAGAAGTGTATCCCGATCTATATGATGAGATTTTGACTCAAGATGGGTTCAAGAAGTTTGATGGGATCAGGTCTTCCTACAACACGGAATTCAAGCTTCGGATAAATGACAGGATTACCGTGACCCCCGGTCACCAATTTCGGACCGCGGAGGGAATATTCAAGCGGGCCGCATGTCTGAATATCGGTGAAATGTTGGCAAATGGGATCCGAGTGGATGCCATACAAACAGTATTCAGTGAAGAATTTGTATATGATCCTGTTAATGTGAAAGATACCGCTTCATACGTCACGGGAGATTTCATATCTCACAACTGCCTGTATCTTGACGAATTTGCTCACATCGAACAACAAATGGAATTTTGGGAATCGACCTATCCGGTTATTTCCTCGGGCGATTCCACAAAAGTAATCATCACTTCCACACCAAAGGGCCTGGAACTGTTCCATAAAATCTATAAAGAGGCCGAAGAGGGCAAAAATTCATTTGTCCCGATTCGGGTAGAATGGTGGGAACATCCGAAGCGTGACGAGAAATGGAAAGAGGAGACTCTCAAGAACATCGGATATGAGCAATTCAAACAAGAGTTCATGAATGAGTTCCAAGGCTCATCGGGAACACTGATATCCGGCGAGAAATTGAGAGTGCTCTCCGAGTCTAATCCTATTCATTCGGCGGAGGGTATATACCAATACAAGTCCCCGATCAAGGGAAGATCATATGTTCTGATCGCTGATGTGGGTGAAGGGAAGGGACTTGATTATTCAGCGTTCGCTGTCATTGATGTCACTGAAATGCCGTATCAACAAGTGTGCACCTTCCGTGATAACCTGGTCGGGCCGATTGACTATGCTGCAATCGTGTATCGCATCGCAAAGCTGTATAATGAAGCGCAGGTGATGATCGAGATCAATAGCATCGGTGTCCAGGTGTCCGACACGATGTGGATGGACTATGGCTATGAGAATATGGTATCAACTGTCTCCGCCGGAAGGAACGGAAAGAAAATCAGCTCGGGTTTCGGGAAGAACGTCGATCGTGGAATCAGGACGACGCGGGGAGTGAAGGCAACCGGATGCAGTATTTTAAAACTACTGATTGAGCAGGATCAATTGATCCTACATGACAAGTTTACCATCGACGAATTGAAGAAGTTTGCTCGGAAGGGGAATTCGTTCGAGGCCGAGAAGGGTGCTCACGACGATATGGTGATGCCCCTGGTCCTGTTTGCGTGGATGACCGAGCAAAGTTATTTCAAAGAAATGACCGATATTGAAACATTGAGATCACTTCGAGAACGGTCGGACGAGGAACTGGATGACTCATTGTCATTCTTCTTTGTTGATAACGGAATAGATGATCCGTTTGGACGAGATGAAGAAGTTGTGGAGACATGGATGGGATGGTAAGGTCACCAAAAATCTAAATATACCGAGAGATTTCGCTATTCTAGATTAGTAGGAGAAAAACATGGTATTCTCAGTAAGCCCGTCCGTTAATGTTCGGGAAGTTGACCTCACAGCGGTCATTCCGGCCATCGGAAATTCTCCTGGGGCGATTGCCGGTGTATTTCGATGGGGACCCGTCAACGAACGTGTGTTGATCAATTCGGAACAAGCATTGGCCAACCGCTTCGGGGAACCAACATCATTCAATGCCGAGACATTTTTCACGGCTGCCGATTATCTTGCATATTCAAATGCACTATACGTTGTTCGCGTCGCGTCCGAACATGCCTACAACGCCGGTACAGGGTATGAGCAAATCTTGAGTGAGGAAGAAGCTCAAGCGTTTGATTCTGAGGAATTCATTGCCAAGTATCCCGGCGAGATTGGTAATGAACTGGAAATTTCATATGCGGCTTCTAATGCTGCGATGGAATCTGTATTCTCTGACTTCACGGTTACAGTCGGATCAAATACAGGGATTACAACCTCGGATATTATCCAAGTCGGGGATACCATTCGCGTAGGAAGCCCCTCAACTGGTTTCCAGAACCTGTCGGTTTCCAGCATTACGTCCGACACTGATGCCAACACCGCAATTACGACATATGAACTCGGCTTCACGAGACGGTTCTTCTTGGGCGAGGACATTGTGGCAGGAACTGCGACTCGACTGTGGAAATATGCTCAATACTTCCAGCCACTTCAGGATGCAAGCTCCGTTCACGTCGTGGTCGCTCGCAATGGAGAAATCCTGGACCTGTTTGAGAACCTGTCTACCAATCCAAATTCCAAACTGGACGATGGCACTTCAAACTATTACCGGAGCGTGATCAATCAAAGATCGAACTGGATATATGCGGCCGGGGGATCAATCCTGGCCACTGGATCTCCAGTATACAAGTCATTCAGCGACGGAACAGACGGTTACGGGGAATCTACACCTGAAATTGCTGGTGCTGTGATGCAAGGATATGATCATTTTGCCAATGCGGAAGAAGTAGATATCAGTTTCATCCTTCAGGGCAAGGCAAACATCAATTCCAATCTTCCAAACTACATCATTTCCAACATCCTCGACAAGCGGATGGATGCGGTCCTGTTTATCTCCCCGAGACTCGAAGACGTGGTCACCCCATCTAATCCTCAAGCCAAGATGAATGGTGTATTGGACTTCCGGGCCACGATTCAAAACTCCTCCTATTGGTTCATGGATTCCGGATACAAATACCGTTATGACAAATACAACGACGTGTACCGTTGGGTTCCTCTGAACGGTGATATCGCTGGTCTCGCATCAAGGATTGAGCCTTGGGAATCTCCGGCTGGTTATCGTCGGGGGATGATCCGGAATGTCGTGAAGCTTGCCTTCAACCCGACCAAGGAAATTCGCGATCAGTTGTATGGAAAGGACATCAATCCAGTATTCCATCAAGTAGGACAAGGCGCCCTACTATTCGGAGACAAGACCGGACTCGGACTGGCATCAGCGTTTAACCGGATCAATGTTCGCCGCCTGTTCATCGTAATGGAAAAGGCGATTGCGACCACTTCACGGCAGTTCCTATTCGACTTCAACGATGAATTCACGCAGGCCCAATTCAAGAATATGGTGGAACCATTCCTGCGGGATATCCAAGGACGCAGGGGTATTATCGATTTCAGGGTTGTCAGCGACGGAACAGTGAACACACCGGACGTCATTGACCGAAATGAGTTCAGAGCAAATATTTTTGTCAAGCCAGCTCGAACGATCTCGTACATCTCTCTGGTATTCATCGCAACGCGCACGAATACTGATTTCGAGGAATTGGTGGGCCAACAATTCTGACCTATCTTAAAATGAGCCGGGAGAACCAATCCCCCGGCTAAATAAACCAACAAGATCACAAATTACTGGAGAAACATATGTTCTCAATCAACGAATTCAGATCACAGCTTGTTGGTGGTGGTGCACGTCCTACCCTCTTTCAAGTTCAGATCACCAACCCGATTACGGGAATTGCCGATTTCAAGATTCCCTTCATGGTCAAGACCGCTTCATTGCCGTCCTCGACAGTCGGTCAATATGAAGTTCCCTATATGGGAAGAAAGATCAAGTATGGCGGAGACCGAACATTCGAGGACTGGACGGTCACTGTCATCAACGATGAAGACTTCCTGATTCGGAATTCAATGGAAGCGTGGTCAAATGCCATCAACACATTTGAGTCCAACGCTAGGGCACTTCCACAGATATACAAGTCTGATGCCCAGGTGATTCAATACGGTAAAGACCAAACTCCTCTTCGCCAATATACATTCCAGGGTCTATTTCCAACTAACATCTCTGAAATCAGTCTCGGTTGGGAACAGAATGACTCCATTGAGGAATTCACTGTTACGTTTGCGTATGATGCATACACAGTCGATGGCGGAATAACCGGAATGCCGCTGACCTGATTTGGTCGCGTGAGCTACCGGGACTTTGATTATGATGGAGAATGAATAATGAGACTGTTTGGTTTTGATATTAAGCGCGCCACGGACGACCAGGATCAGCCGAAATCATTTGTCGATCCTGTCAACGATGATGGCGCACTGACAGTAGGAACTGCTCTCGGTGGCTCCTACGGGACGATCATCGACCTTGACGGCACGGCCAAATCGGAAGCGGAACTGGTTTCCAAATACCGGTCAATGGCACTACAACCAGAAGTGCAACAGGCGATTGATGAAATTGTCAATGAAGCGATCAATGTTGATACCAATGAGCGTGTCGTTGGAGTGGTCTTGGACGACACGAAATTGTCGAACAAGCTCAAGGACAAGATCATCGAGGAATTTGATGAAATCCTACGCATGTTGGATTTCTCGAATCAGGCATATGAGATATTTCAACGCTGGTACGTCGATGGAAGAATCAACTATCATGCAGTAATCGACGAGAAAAATATCAAGAAGGGACTTGTTGAACTTCGATATATTGATCCTAGGAAGATCAGGCTGATTCGCGAGATTGATCAAGAGAGGATGGATCCGAAAACCGGTATCAATCTCAAGAGGATCAAGAATGAATACTACATGTATTCGGAAATGGGGTTCAACTTCGGGGGTTCTTCCTCGTCGGCGACCAACGGCCTGAGAATTGCGAAGGATGCTATCGTTCGGGCGACCTCCGGAATCATGAACGAGAACAACACCCTGGTGCTGTCTCATCTTCATGGTGCGATCAAGCCCATGAACCAGCTCCGACTGCTGGAAGATGCCACTATTATTTACACACTGACTCGGGCACCAGAGCGGCGGATATTTTACATCGACGTTGGTAACCTACCAAAGGCCAAGGCTGAACAATACCTTGCCGACATGATGGCCCGTCACAAGAACAAGCTCAACTACAATCCAGATACTGGTGAGGTCAATGATGCTCGTCGGTTCATGACGATGACTGAAGATTTCTGGTTCCCCAGGAGAGACGGTTCACGCCTGACGGAAATTGACACGCTTCCTGCCGGACAGGGTCTCGGAGACAACGAAAACCTGACCTATTTTCATCGAAAGTTGAACAAGGCCCTGAAGGTGCCAGTTTCACGCCTGGAACCCGAGGCGACATACACGTTTGGTCGTGTCAGTGAGATATCCCGAGACGAGGTGAAGTTCAGCAAATTCATACGCAGACTACGGACCAGATTTAGTATCCTATTTGATTCCTGTCTGGAAAAACAGCTTCTCCTGAAGGGCATCATGTCCCCGGAAGAATGGGATGATATCCGAGATCTTGTTCGCTATGATTTCATGCGAGACAACTATTTCGAGGAACTCAAGCAGATGGAGATCCTCCGTGAGAAAATGGGGACCCTCCGTGAAGTTGAAGAACAGACTGGAAAATACTTCTCACGTGCCTGGGTGAAAAGAAACGTCCTGTTCATGAGTAAAGATGAAGCTCGTGAAATCAAAGAGGAAATTGAACAGGAAAGGGCAGACGGAGAATATGATGATCCCAACACTGAAGGCGGCGGGGGATATGGGTATGACGGAGGGGGCGGATATCCTGATCAGCAACAACAACAACAACAGCCGTATCCTGGGCAAGATGAACCTCCGCAGGACGGAGAGGATGAGCCTCCACAAGATGATAACGACGGACAGGAAGTTCCTTCCGAAGGAGGAGAGGATGAAGCTCCACCGAGGGAAGAGTCTCGGCTGCTTCGGGAGACTCCGTTGAAACTAAATAAGATCAAGAAATATCGGAGACCCAAATGAAAACCTTTCGCCAATTCATGAATGAAGTTGAGGAACCGCGTTCCGAAGATGAGAAGGCATTCAAGGTCAAGCATGTGATTCAGAAGCATGATTATCCCGTTGACGGCACTGAAGATCAATTCGTGGCAAAAACTGACAAGAAGCCTCGTCCAGCCGACTATGTAGATGATGAGGACAAAGAGGTCTATGAGTCTGCGATCAAGCGTGTAATTCGAAATAAATTCAAGCTCGCGGAAGTATTCAAAGGTGTTGAACCACATGGTGGTGACTTTGGAGACGATGAAGATTCCCACGTTGAATACAAGAAGGGAAATCTGAAGCAGAGTGAAAAGCCGGATGATCCGGTTTGGCCGAAGCCGCTGGAACCGGTCGGCGGAAAATTCGGTTCGACTTCGACCACATTTGCGAGCTACAAGGCTCAGAATAATCGTTCAGATGAGAAGCTGGAAGATGAGCATCTAACCGAAGGTGCCAGACTCGATCTTTCACGCCATGAGCGGTCTCACGGTAAAAAGAGACCACGCGGATATGGAACGTGGTTTTTTACAACTATGGAACGCGGTGAACCAGACGAGGGTGAATATCGGACCTTTAGTGGTAATTTCTCGGTAGCGTCCAAACAGGCACGTGAATGGGCATTCAAGAAGGGCGCACATACGGTTTATCTTATGGAAGATGTGAATGAAGACGGCCACGCCTATGCCCAGGGGATGGCTGCCGCTAAAGAAATTCACGATGATGAACCGCCACTTGAGAAAAAGACCATCAAGACGGCCCACAAGATCGCCAAGAGGATTTTGGCAAATGAAGCCAAATCTCCAGAGGCACTACGCCTTGCTGCAATTAGAGCGGCAATGAAAACTCCACAACCAAATAGGCCCACAAAGAATAAGAAAGTCGGACCAAAATTCGGAGATAGTGATCCAAAATCATACCGGGCTTATCCTCTCAAAGAGGAAGATGTGCTCGTTGAAGGCCGTGGAAACTCACCTCGGTGGGGCGTTGAGAAGGTTCCTTCTGTCTGGATACACAAGATGCCGAGCTCCATGTCCAACTCGATCACTGGATATGAGATGAACAAGGATGGACGACGTGAAATTGATAGATTTGAATTCAATAGAAAATTGAATCAGTCAGAGATAAATTTATTGAGTTCAATTACAGGTAAACATGTTAATTTGATTTTCGTGCAAGGGAAGTCTTTCCAGTATTCTGCCAAGCCGTTGAATGAAGGAACAAAATCCTTCGGTCAGTTCATCGCTGAAGCGTATCAACTCCTCGATGAAAACTTCAAGCAAGGAAGTCTGAAACTGAAAGACGGAAGTTCAGTCTCTGTTTCTCGGCAGGATGCTTCCCTCTTGAATCAGATGTTCAAGGACTTGAACCCAGGAAATAAGAAGCGGATGATGGACGTGGCAATGACTGATAAGGCTGGGTTCGAGGAAATCCTTGGTTTCGCAAAGGAGGCACTGTAACATGGCCCTACTCATAACAGAAGTCTTCAACGAGGATTGTGAAGTCCTAACGGAAGCTACTGAAGACGGCAAAAAGAATTACTACATTGAAGGAATCTTCATGCAGGCCGGACTCAAGAATCGGAACGGTCGTATTTATCCTGTTCCGATTCTCGAAAGAGAACTGAAGCGATACGATGAACAATTCATCAAGACCAAGCGAGCACTCGGAGAACTTGGTCATCCTAATGGTCCTCAGATTAATGGCGACCGCGTCTGCCATCTTGTAACTGAAATGAAACAAGATGGCTCCAACTTCTACGGGAAGGCCAAAATCCTTGGCACCCCAATGGGCAATATCGTGAAGACATTCGTTGATGAAGGTGTCCGAATCGGGGTTTCCACGCGGGGTATGGGTTCAGTGAATAACAAGAACGGGATCATGGAAGTCGCCTCGGATTATCATATGGCCTGTATCGACGTTGTAACAGACCCATCTGGTCCCGATTGCTTTGTAAACGGGATCATGGAGAACACGCAGTATTTCTATGATATTGCTTCCGGAACCTGGAGAGCACAAGAACTCATCGAGGATACCGTGAAGGAAATCAAGCAGGAATACAAGGCAACCGTCAGAAAGACCATCGATGAAGCCAAGGCAATTCGAGTCTTTGAGAAATTTGTACAGAACCTTCGGGACTAAGAGAGAGAAATGGATTATCTAAAAGAAGCTGTTGAACAAAAATTCACAGAGCTACTTGAAGCCCGCAAACCCGGCCGCTATGCTCATATGAGTCGATCCGAACTGGAACATGAGATTGATGCGGAAAGTGCATATCTCGCCAGGGAACGCGGCCGTGGATGGGTAGATCGTGAAGCCGAGAACAATATTCGCGCAATGAAGAGGCAACTCCAGAAATTGATAACGACCAAGCCGTCTTGATCGGTCAGCGAATCGCCGAAAAACTTTTTGACTAAATAACTACAGAATATCCAATCGAGGAGAATACACATCATGGCAGAGAAGAAATTTGTCTCTGATGATCAATACTCAGAAGTTGATCAGCCTGTTGAGCCAGTTGGCGGCAAGGCCAAGCAAAGCCAAACCGGCGCTGATCTCAAAACTGAAGTTGATCCAGAGGCCGAGAAGATCGTCCAGAAGGCAGATGGAACTGCCGAGAAGAAAGATGAGCTTGGGGAATCTTTCCTCGACCTCTTCGAAGGTGCCGATCTTTCGGAAGACTTCAAGGACCGGGCTACCCTGATTTTTGAAGCCGCAGTCACGGAAGCAGTTGCTCAACGCTCGGAAGACATCGTGGCAACCATGACCGAGGAATTCAATACCAAGCTTGAAGAAGCTGTTCAAGAACAAGTTACAGTTCTTCAAGAAGGTCTTGATGCCTACATGGACCTGATTACCAAAGAGTGGCTGGAAGAAAACAAGCTTGCTGTCGAATCTTCAGTCAAGGTAGAAATGGCCGAATCTCTCATGGAAGGTCTCAAGAACCTCTTTGAGGAGCATAACATCGATATTTCCGAAGAAACAGTCGATGTAGTCCGGGAACTTGAGGAAGAAACTGAAGCTCTCCGTGCAGAGGCCAACAAGCGGATCAACGAGGCTGTGGAACTTCGCCATGACCTTCAAGTTCTCCGTGCCGAAAAAGTCTTTGCTGAAGTTGCCGAGGGTCTTACCGTTGGTCAGGCCGAGCGCCTTCGCACTCTTTCCGAGAACTTGAAAGTTTCCGATCTGGATGCATATGCCAAGTCAATCTCCACCTTGAAAGAGTCCTTCTTCAAGAAAGAGAAACTGGTAGTTGAAGCCAGGAAGGATACCCTCGACGAACTGGAAGATCCAGCCCTCGTTGAATCGACCGAGACACGGCCCGCTCCAAAGTCTCATCATGAAGACGTCAATGCCATCGCGGGTATCCTCCGCGGTACAAGAAACCAAAAATACTAATTACCATTAGACAATAAAGACCTAAGAGGAGACTCCGATGAGTTCATACAGTGAACTAAGAGAAAAGTGGGCACCAGTTCTCGAACATGATGATTTTGAGAGCATCGGTGATTCACACAAGAAAAACGTTACCGCGCGGATTCTTGAGAACACCATTCATGCCCTTCGCGAAAGCCGCGACGGCAACGTGAATATGCTCAACGAATCTCCAACCACTGCTGCCGGAACCGGTGGTTTTGGTGGGTCCGCTGCGGCAGCAGGACCAGTCGCTGGTTATGATCCAATTCTGATCAGCCTTGTCCGTCGTGCAATGCCAAACCTGATTGCATATGACATTTGTGGCGTCCAGCCCATGACCGGTCCTACCGGACTGATCTTCGCGCTTCGCTCTAAATACAATACAATGGCCGGCAACACTTCCGTTGAAGCCTTCTACAACGAAGCTGACACTGCCTTTGCTGGTACCGGCACCCACGGAACTCCGTTCCCAGGTTCTACCGCAGTAGCTGTCGACACCGGCACCGGGATGACCACTGGCGCTGCCGAAGGCCTTGGCTACAATAGTTCCGAGTTCAACGAAATGACCTTCTCAATCGAAAAGGT